GACTAACTTCAACTCCCAGGCTCTTCGCTAAATCTTTGGTGGCCTTCTCGAGATCGATCTTTCCAATGCGCATCTCGAGGGATCTCGTGCGACCGGTCAGCATCGCTTGGCTGACCAAGTCCAACATATCTTTGGTAGGACCAAGACCTTGGTTTTGTAGAATGAAGGCAGCTCGACTCAGATCTCCGAATTGACTCGATGTTAGCTTGACGTCTCCAGCCAGAAGCTTGGAAGCGCTCTTCATCAGATCAAAGTCGGTGACTGTTCCCAGTGTGCCTTCTCTCATAGCCATCAATGAAGCGGTAGCAATATCTACCGACCCTGAGAAGTTCTCGAACGTCGCTGCGACGTCGTTAACATCGGCACCCCTGTTTCCCAGTCCAATGATCGCTCCGGAGATACCTCCAATGGCTCCGATAATGGCAGACCCTCCCAAGACTACTGTCTTAGAGAGAGCCCCGAATTCAGAGGCAAATTGAGCAACGCTCCTAGCCGCAATAGTTAGACGACTCGAGAGCTCGTCTTCTATCGTAAGCTGGCCTGTAAGGGTGCCGATATTCATCAGTGCATAGCCTTTCGGGCTTGTTCGATCATAGCGAGCTGTTCCGCCGCTTGCTGCTCGACCATCTGCTGCTCTTCTACAGAACGTGGACCTTCTGGTGTATCATTCGCGTGCATCACTGCTAGAACTTTCAATATTGAAAATTGCTGCTCTACTGTTTGCTTCGGCTTCTCTTCTACTTCTCCGAACTTCAACAGAGCTTCCTCGAGCGTCAGAGCTTTCTGTCCCTTCCCTCGATTTATGTTGTAAAGAATCTGAACTATAGAAGCTGCCCGGTAGTCTGCTCGAATTTCCACATCCGGCTCTAGCTCATAGTAGTGCTCCCACCCACGAAATTGAGCTGCTGTGAGGTGTCGTAACATTCCATCAACGTTCAAGATACGAAACCTCTCAGCCAGCTTATGTGCAAATCGTCTTCGGGGAGAGAGCCTTAGTCGTTTTTTGCTTTCTCATCCTGTTTTACGCGGAGCCCATTTAGATCCAGAATTTCTTCAACAATCCGCTGGACCGTCTTATGGGGCAACGCTCGGAACTTTGTGATGTTCTTCGGATCATCCGCATAGCGTTTGTACTCCGGAGCCGGACCCACCAAGCTCTTACACAACAGCCGAAGACCAGCCGTCCGCTTGGCTTCTCCTTCGCTCGCCTCTGACCACTCGATCATATCGCCAGCGGAGACCGATCCGATCTGGACCTTCTCACCTTCTCGGAAGCCATTGATAATCCGATACTCGACTTCACTCGCTCCGAGGATGTCTTCCATTGATCCGTAGATCTTTTCTTCACTCATCTCAAACCTCATTTCCCCACACAGAAAGTAGACATGCCGGTTCTCTGATGACACCCTGACCCTGCTGAACCGGCAAGAACAGAATCAGGGTGCTGCGTGGGGCAGCTCTTATACGCCAATCAACACGTTGTTGATTACCATCCGGCCACTAAACCGGATGCCCACATCGGCAGTCGAAAGACCGTCGACGGGAAGCGTAATATTGTTGATTTGCTTGACCTGTCCCGAAGCCACCCAGGTATTAACAAGATCTGGGAAGATGATCTTGAATCCATCAAGCGGCGGAGGATTGGTGATACAAGACTTGATCAGACCAGTGAGATGGTCGTGAGTTCCGTCCGAGGGAAGGAAGTTTAGTTTGATCGTGAACAGGTCTCGACGCAGAACACCCATGACGTACTGGTCAATGTTGGTGTTGTGCTGTAGTGCATCAAATTCGTTGTGATCGAGACCGGGCAGGGTAATGTCGCCGAGTTCCGCGATCGTCGTAAACGAAGTCGGTGTAGCAACGGGAGCACGCTGAACGACCGCGCCATGTCCAGACAGAGGCATGTTCTTTCTCCTTTATAAGAGAACACGAAAGACTTGCAAACTTGCAACAACTTACAAACGAACCGTATTCAAAGCCCCTTTCTCCCACGCTACGATGCTTGTTTTTCGATGTCCAAATTAAATACGATCATCGGACGACCCTTGTCATCCAAGCCAATATCTGTTGGCTCCTGCCGTGCCGTGATACTGTGGTATCTCACACCACTTATGTCGGTGTTGAAGACTCCGTCCAAGGCTAGATATGCGGCCTTGGCTTTGGTTCGAGCTGTCAGATACGACTTCGCTCGAACTACCACTTGAACTGTTGGTCTTTGAGTATTTGCTGTTCCTACATTGTGGATCCTGGTTGGTCCAGATCCACCCGTTTCAATCAAGGAGATGTAAGGTCCGTCTAGCTCGGGAATCACTGCCTTTGACCCGAGAAAGATGGAGGTTCCGTATACACCTACGGACTGAGCAGCATTAAAGCCTCACCCTATTGAGATGAATTCGCCTCGCAACGCGTGAAGCCATATGTGGTCGACTCTCATTCAGCACAGACTCCATGAATTTCCACTCACCCACAGGATGAAATGCGTCTGGATTTTCATGAACGTAGACAGCATAGGGAGCCTGAGTGCCTGTTACAATTTCAACGCTGATCGTTCTTCCCTTACGCTCTGGCTCCAACACGTGAATAGAGTTTCGAAGATTTCCAGGATGCGGTGCATTAGGCGTTGTGTCCACCGGTGTGCGCTTTTTCATCTCCGTCACTTCAATCTGTGCTTCCTGATAGAGTGCCGCAGCCACATGGTCCGGGTATTTCTCAACATATTTCTTGAGAGTCTGGATCATTTGCTGGGCACCCTTCAGCATCTTTAGACCTCTACTCCACTCTTGAGTTCTTGCCAAATTTGACCGCTAACAAGTGGCTTCGGTGGTTCAAATACGGAATCAAGTAACTGAACCCATCGTTGCCCAATGGTATCCCATCGAAATCGATCCTCACTCACTCGAGACATCCCGAGGGAGCCTATGAGCTCGCGGTGTGCATCATCTCTATAGAGAGTATCGAGAGCCGCGACAAAAGCTTTCTCATCCGCTATACCCCCAATAACATTCACAGTCGGGGAGAACATCTGCGGAGCTGTAGACATGCACGGCACCAAAGCTGCCGCTCCTTTGGCCCAATCTCCGAATGCAGACCAATCTGGTAGAATACAGGGAACAGAGCAAGCCATCGCTTCCATGGCTGGGAGACCCATACCTTCACCCTGAGTGGTGGAAATCAACACGTCAAAGCAATTGTACAAATCTCGCATTTGATCATCAGCTTTACCATAGAACATTTCTGGCTCGTACAGAATCGTTCGATCGTGGATTCCATAGTATCGAGCCATTGCTGGTACATTGATGCTCTCGTCGCCGGTAGGTGCCATATGCAAGAACAAGTAGGCATCCTTGACACCATATTCGTGCACCCACTTTGCAAAATATCGGAGCGTCAAATCCCACCGCTTACGTGGTTGGTTTCGGTTCACATTTCCAACAATGAACTTACCCTTGAAAGGAGTAAGCTGTGCGCGCTCCATCGCCAACTCACGATCGCAGGGATAAAAGGTCTCAAGGTCAACCCCGAGAGGGATGATCTCCCCACGTCCAGCGAATCCACCTTCTCGAGCCTCGTCGTACGCAAACTGCGTCCAAAAAACTGAGACCGTAGTATCCTGGATCCACCGACCATCAAAACACTTCCCGTCTACGGCTACTGCACCGACGATGGGAAGATTGGCAAATTGTGGAAACTCATATTCGTGATTCTGAGTCTTCTGCCTCAGAGCATTCACGTAGTAAGGAAAATACCACCCATCCTGTTGAATCATGATGACGTCGGGTTGCACCTTACCGCACATCCACAGCAGCCGACCGACCCCGAAGGCATCTCCACCAGCGGCAGCAGTATAGACAGGGTAGGGAACACTCGGCGGATCCCCCCGATGATTGATACCCAATACTGTCACGTCAAAATGCGGATGAAGCCGAGCAAGAATCTCTTTCGTCGCCCGCCCAAAGCCGCTCGGGACTTCCGGACTATCTCCGATAAACAGAATCTTCTTTTTCATTGATCTCTTAGCCCCACGCTAATTTTCTCTACTGTCACTATCGGTGCCCACTTTTCTAGAATCTGTTTCCTAAACTTCTCACACGCCGCTCGGTATGCGGTGTTCTCATTATCAATCTCAGTAGAGACTTGTCCGACCTCATACCCGTTGATAAGAACGCGCCATTGAATCACGTGTTGTGTCCTAGCAATGCGATCACTTCAGGACGCCACACATATTCCTCTGGTGCCCAACCGCTGCTCTCGAGGAAGGCACAATCTCCACCCAGGAAGGACTTCCAAGTCCCCAGCTTCTCAGGCTCGTTGGGAATTAAGAACATTGGAGTTCCCAAGTTGCCGCACTTGATTTCCTTCTCGTTCCACAGAGTAATCCCATTCGGGAATCTCATCCGAAATAAAATCGGTTTTCCTTCCGCCTTTGAGATAGCATCTCCCATCAGAGATCTGGTTCCAGGAGCATACACATCGTCATCATCAATATGAGCAATGTATCTGCCCTTAGCGAAAGGTGTCGCAAAGTTCCGCTCCGTATGCCCCCAATCCTTTCCCGGCTTGCAGTCAATAAATCGAGCTCTTGGGTCATTCACTCGAAACCCATCGCTCACAATAAGAATTTCGTCTCCCTCCCGACATTCAATGGAGTTCAGAGTCTTGATAAGAGACTCTCTCCCTATCGTCGGCACTATGAACGTGATCATCGCTTCCACCAATATCCCAGTAGAAACCCTACCACTAAGCCTACACCCAAACCCACGAACATCATCGGAACTACACCTGTTCCGATCATTGGCTGGCTCCCAGAAGGAGCGGAAAACGGGCAAGGATAGCCCAGGAGCCCCGATCCCTAGCGGGCCTAGGGGGAAGGTTAGCCGGAATTTGGGCCGTTCCTGGCGTACTCATCGAAACGCTTCCTCCAAGCCCCATTTCTTCGCGTAATTCGTCTGTGCAATCTTGAACTTACGGTGATGCTCCATAAGTTCAGCGTGGGTGGCAACTTCTAGTGTGGAGCTGCGGTGATGGATTACCCCACACTCCACTTCTTCAGCTTCAGCGTTCCTAGGCTTAGTTCCCCGACCGTCCAATCGCTGTAGGTAATCGTCATCCTCGTAGTAGCCGTAGCCAGGAGAGATCTCTTCATCAAACTTCCCAAGCTTCTGGACGCAAGCATCACGAAGAACAAAGCATGAAAATCCACACCCAGCCGCCCACACGAGATCAGCCTTAGAAGCTAGAAGCAGCTCGAGGGAATTAGGTGCAAACTCAATGTCGTCGTTGACAATGACGCGCTCTTCTTCTACCCTATCGATAAACAGATTCCAGGACTCCGCAATCCCGAGTGGTCTGTCTGGTGTGTGAATCCGAGTCCGAATCTCAAAGTCTCCCAGAGCCTCGAGGAGTTTCTGATGATTGCGACCATTATTGATAATGCAATATGAGTCCGGCTTGACGTTGCTGGCTTGACAAGAACGGACCATCTTGCGAAGCAAGTCATACCTTTTAAGAACAGGCACACAAATGTTAATCATACTGCCACCCCCACGATAGCAGATAGTTTAGCCACCGCTTCGCCGACAACCTGTCGGTGGCGTTCCCAATACTCAGGTGTACCAATCGACATCTTCAGGTCGTTGGCTTCGGCAAACGTTGCGTCGGGCTTGTAGCCAGCCCAATCGTGCGCGATGTGGATGTCGGGCAACATCAACAATCGGTCGAAGTGTGCCACAATATCCCGAAGATAAATGTCACCCCAAAAAATCCTCGGGTCATACATCCCGCCGATGCTCTCTACCATCTTCCGGGAGACAACGCTAAATGGGTAATGCGTCGCGTTCAAGGTGTTCACACCGAGGTTGAAGATGCCGTCGGGGAATCTGTTCGCCGCATTCAAAATCAGCTTGTCCCATGCCTCGGTCTGAAAGAGCATGTCGTCGTTGCCAACCATCAGCACGTCGCCACTAGCCAAGCTCAGTGCATCTTGTAAGAACTGCGGAGTGCTCTTATAACCTCCGTGACGCGGACCACGATAAACCCCGCCCTTAAGCCTCCAAGGGATGGTCTGAAGGAAATTTCGGGTCTCCTGGTCATCATGGTCAATGCGAAAGATCAACTCTGCGCGGCCAGAATATGTTCGCTCGAATGACGCAATCATTGCCTTCAAACGTTCGACACGTTTGCGAGTAGGAACGAGGACGGAGATTTTAGAGAAAGTCATTTCCGAAATACCAACGCATAGAACGGTCCAAACTGAATACGATACCAATACTCAAAGCGTCGCATCCACTCACAACGCCATGAGCAGTCCCACTGAAAACCGAGCCTCATCTTTAATGCCCCGCGTAAGTC